GGTCAACACCATCTTCCAAAACCAGCTTTTCATGCAACGCGAGAGCATAGCTGGTCATTAGCCGGTCTTTTCCAAACCATGGATTCTTAGCTTGCCAAGCATCCACTTTAGGATCAGACGGTGCTTCCCGCGTGATTGGTGTAGTTTGTACCTCAACATCATCCGTTTGTAAAGGGGTAGGTTTGAAATTACTTACCCGGTCCGCACGAATCTTGGCAGTAGTCAGGTTTTCTTGGGCTTCCACAAGCCTGTCAGAGTCCCCAGACTCATACGCTTCCTTGTAGGCACGCTTGGCTGTTTCAACTTCATTGGCAACAACCCGTTTTGCCTGTTCAAGTAACGCTTCTTGGTTAGTATTTAACGATCCTTTGAGCTTTTTATTCTCATCTACGACCGTCTGCGCCAACCGCAAAGCTTCTTCTTTTTCACGGAAAGCCGCTTCTTTTGCCCGGCGTTCATCGTGATAGCCACGCCCCAAGTGAGCTAAACGCTCCTTAAGCCGCTTGTCGCTATATTTAGACAGTTCGTCATCGGTCACCTCATCAGGAGGAACGTCCAAAGGTTTGCGGCCTCTGTCCTGCGCAGGTGTATCGTCAACGATCTCTATCTCGGGCTCAGCTAGAGCAACCCCAGACTCTTCCAAGTCCTTTGCCGCCTTTGCTTCAGCCTCTTCCTTTTCGTCCGGAAACTCGAACGTAGTCTTTTCAAATTCAGCCATGAGTTACTCCTTATGCACGGGAAATACCACGCGGGTCTTGAACCACAGCTTCGACCGAGTCATCGTTGATGATGCGGAACTCTTTGCCATGAATCTTGATCCGTGTACCGGTGTTGGGTCTAACCAACACAAAATCCCCTGTTTTGCATGACGCACCACTGGGGAACCGCTTTTCATCTTTGTACGCATCGGGTCCCATCTTGACGACATACAGCACGGGAGATAGGACCTCCTCGTAATGCATCGTCTGGCCAGCTTTTACTAAGCCGCTCTCATAGGACTCATCGATTTCAGGTAAAACACACAGAAGATAGAAGGTGGCGGGATCGGGGACCTGCCGTGCTTTCTCTTCAGCCGTTTCGGGAAGGACAGTTGATGTTGCACCGTCTTGGCTTACGAGGATTTCACTCATTGTCTAATTGCTCCATTCGTTTAGCGAAGTCTTGAAGTGTTAAGTTGGCGTGGTCAAGACCTCGAATCACCCCCACCAATTCTCGGTACTCGGCGTAGTCTTTGGCTGCGCCCGTACAAAGCCTGTCTACCGCCTGCTGGCGGTACTCGTCGTTTTGTTTCTTTAAAAACTCTATTTCTGTCATTTATTCCCTCTTGAGGTAGTGATGTGCTTAACAGCATCAAGCTTTATCTTCTTGTCAGCTTGCCGTTCTTGTGCGGTGACACGAGTGTTTTCTTTCTGCAAGTCGGCTGCAACACGGGCCTGCTCTAGCTGGAGTTTCTGCTGGTTCAACTGAATGTCAGCCATAGTCTTCTGAGCCCGAGTCTGAGCTTCTTGCTGCTTGATCTGCAACTCAGCCTGCTGCATCTGGAGGATCGGGTCTTTTGCCAACTCCTGGTTCTTCTGCTGCTGTGCCATAGCCATGTTCTGCTGGAGCAACTGAGTAGACGCCTGCGCTACAAGCTGTGACAACTGGACCTCTACATCCTCAGGCAAGGGTGCATTAGGATTGGGCAAAGCCACACCCAACTGTTCCTCAATCTTCTTGCGGTACAGATACGCCAAGTGCTCAGCAATGTGAGCCTGGATCGCCCCCATCATCTGCTGCGCCATCGGGTTCTGCCCCATCTGTTGCATGATCACCGGGTCCTGCATAAACGTCGAGTGCGTCGCAATGTGTGCGTCGTGATCCTGATAGATAAACGCCTTGGTCGGCTCCCCATTCAAGAACGCCATGTTCTCGCTGATTGGGTCACGCGGGGTCTGATCGTCCTCAATCGGAACTAACTTCTCCGCATTCTTAACCCCCAGTACCTCAATCATCTGTCTATGCAGGTTGGGTAGGTTGTATATCTGGGGAGCTTGCTGGGCCAACTGAATAACAGCCTGATACTGCATGATCCGCTGAGCCATCGTGCTGCTGTTGGGGTCACTGACTGGAATGACCTCTACTAAGTCATAGTCTTCTTGCTTGGCAGACGCGTCGCCCGACTCAGGCTCATAGTCATACTGGCTCGGAGTGTTGTCCCTGATGATGGCTTTGAGTATCTTGAACTCCTGCTTCATCGAGTTGTGTACACGCGCTTGTACCGCACCCATGATCTTCAACTGCCGCTCCAGCAACGCCAGCGTCGTACCAACAGGAGCTTGAGCACTCATGTCACTGACCTTCATGTCAGCAATAGAACCCAGCCGTCGGCCTTCATCAGTGATCTGATTGAGCAGGGCCATCAATACTTGGCTCGGCTCTTTGTAAGGCAGAGTCATGATGTTGTCTTTGATGCTCCCAGAGGGGACATCCACATCTCTAAACTCTCCTGGGGCAATCGGAGTGTCATCTCCCTTAACCCTTAAACCCCTAGATTTCAAGCCGCCCGGCAAATTGCTTAAAGTGCCTGCATCTACCAACTGCCTGATAAGACTTGTGCCAGCACGGGCGTAACCACCAATAATGTGGATAAGACCCATGCCATACGCCCCGAACCCAGGGATATAGTCATACTGCACCAGATGCTGACGCTTTTGGTAGTTCTCATCATCTTGCTCCCAGTTGCGATAGATTGCCAAAACCTCTTGCGTACCCTTGTCGATCGTCACAATGTAGGGGACAGCTACCTCATCTTCATCCTCATACCCTTTGAGGTTCCAGTCCACTTGAACCTCATACACCTGATACCGATCGTCGTCAGTAACTGAATAGCCTTGCTCCTCAGCTTTCTTCTTCTCAACGTCCGTGTGGCTCATCACCGGCTCACCCAGATCAATGTCCCGGTAGAACCCAGCTACTTGCAGCTTCTTGATGTCGTTCTTAGTCTTACGCATAACGTGCGTTACACGCTCAGCCATCCGCGCACCACTCGACCCGTAAGGAATAATCACATCCTCTGCTGGCACAAAGATCGAAGTCTGCCGTCCTAAGCCCGGATCAAAATATACTTTCTTAAACGCCGAGCCTGCAAGCCCCAAGTTGAACAACATGCGCTCATGCTCTGGCCGGTACTCGGGCATCTCCTCGGTCAGCTTAAAGTTCATGTCATCTTGAACCCGCTGAGCCGCTTGCTCTTTCAGCTTATCTATAGCACCGATGATTTCTGTCTTAACCGGGCCTTGAGCCGGAAATGTCTCAGTAATCGTTTCGCTCTGAAACCTAATCGCGGCTTCTGTAAGAACTGTTGAATATACTCCGCAAGCCCCGTTCCAAGGTTCTGTTCTCTCTTCATACTTAGTCCCCAGTACTTCAAGACCTTTCACATACGTCTCAGTCCAATCCTTGCGACTAGCAATGTCGGCATCCACTAGCTCAAGCAAGTCACTAGCTAAGTTGGCCAACTCGCCCTCATCCATCTCTTCAGCGAGGTTCGCACCAAACTCACCAGCTTCCTTATCGTCCCCTGCTTCAAGAGTGATCTCCATACTGCCGTCACTGAGAGTAACTGCATCAGGATTTTCAATCTCTATCTCCAGATCAGGCTCCATGCTGTCCACCCCTAAACCCATAGGGGCTGCATACATACCCTTGTCCATCATGTTCGTTGCCATTTTGTGTCCTTAGTAAAACGCTGCGGTTCTGCGGCGAAAAAATTTAATGTCTTCAGGCTCATCACTTGGCAAGCGAATAAACCCTCCCTGCCTAAACCGCATTAATGCCTGTGTTGTCGAGTCCACCAAGTCATCGTTAGTACCTGAAGGAAAGTCATTGCACTCTTCAATGACCTCTCGCGCCCACCTGCGGTCTGGAGCCCATACTATGCCAGAAGCCAGAAGGTCTGATACAGCATTCACTCTTGATATTTTGTCCTGTCCTTTGCCCGGTGTAAACTCCGCGACCGGCACACCCATGCGCCTCAACTCTTGGTAGATTGCCGCGCCGTTGGACTTCTTCTCCACAACGAACGCATCTGGCTCCCACTCTTTGTACTCCTCCAGCACTAACTTTTTTAACTCTGGAAACTCCAGACGCCGCTTAATCGCATTGAGTAAGATGATGTTGTAGTTGTTCGTCTTCTCGTTGAGGAATACTCCCCACACAGTCAAAGCGTTGTAGTCAGCCCGGTTGTTGGCTTCTTGTGCAGCATCCAGACTCATGATGGTGAACTCGCAGTGAGGCGGTTCGTCTTCCTCCCATATCTGCCACCACTCTCTCTTTAATAGCGCACCTTCCTCAGAGACGGGGTTCTGCATGTACTGGGCCTGCCAGTACCGGGGGTCCATACCCGCTTTCTTAGACAGCAGTTCGTCCAAAGACCAGAAGTCGCTCCACAGTGGCTTATCGTTCAAGATGGCTGGGAACTCTACAATCTCCCACTGATCAACGTCCACTTCCTTGCTCATCTGGGACACAATCTGCCCAGTTAAGTCAAGTTTTGACCACCTTGTCATCACAATAACGATAGCGCCCCCCGGCATAAGCCGCTGGAGAGGGCCAGACTGAAACCACTCCCAGGCAGGAAGAAAGACATCGGGTCTCCCAGTCTTAGCGTCTTGTTCAGAATGAGGATCGTCAATAATGAACAGATCAGCACCCCTACCAGCAAGAGCGCCACCCACACCGATAGCAAAGTACTCGCCATTGAAGTTCGTCCCCCACCTAGACGCAGATTTACTGTCCACTTGCAGTTCTACCTGTGGAAATATGTCTTTGTAGGGCTGCATTCCCACCAAATTTCGCACCCTACGACCGAAATTCACCGCCAAATCTGCGGTGTGGGAAGCCATAATGACCTTTTTATGGGGGTATTTGCCTAAAAACCATGCTGGAGCCAGATAACTGATCAGTTCTGACTTACCGTGACGGGGGGCAATGTTGACAATTACCCGCTTCTTCTTACCAGCGGCAATGTCTTCAAATATTTTTGCCAAGCGGCGATGATGTGGGCCAACTTTGTAACCGGGATAGACATGATCTGCAAACTCCAGCAAGGAATCCTTGCCAACAACTTGAACTGACTGGGAGTCCCATGCCTTTAACGCCTCCAACGTCCTGAGTTTTTCCTCCAAAGGCAAATTTGGGAGGATTTGTCGCAGCTTTGCGATCTTTTCAGGCGTCAATTGCGTCTGAGTCATTAGGGATTACCCTAGATTGTACGTTAATTGTGCGT